TTGTTCCATTATTCTTTGAGATCCATGTAATTCTTTTGTTAATTTTCCTTCAGGAGTTACGAATTGAGCTATTTTATTTACTGCTCTATCAAATTTAGAATTACTATAGGCTAATTCCTTTCCTCTAGTTGCTAAAGCTTTTCCGCCTTTTGCGACAGCACCAACAAAAGGAGTTATTAATAATCCTTCCGTTCCAAACTTAACTCTATTCATTAACTTTCTTGTAGCGTCTTCTCTACCTTCAGTGTTGTAATGATCTAATGCTGTAGGTCCAGAATCAAACATATCTCCAAAGGTGCCAATTTCTTCTATGTCAGCAACCATGGTTTCTCCAGCTGCTCCACCTGCAACACCTGCAGCAAATCTTTTTACACCTGCTTGCCTATTCAGACTGTCTGCTTTAATCATTTGTTTAACAGCGTTTTTACTTCCAGCTTTAAAAGCCGTTCCGGATCTTCTGGCTGCTAATGCTTTACCTGCTAACCTACTTCCTATTTTAAATCCAATAGTGCTTGGAACTCCGATGGAGACTAATGCTTCGACTAATTTACCTGCTCCATGTTGTTCTGCTATTTCTTCAAAGGGATTTAGGGTGTCAAAAAATTGTTCTACTTTTCCAGCCGTATTTGTATCGAGACCAAGATCAATGAGCTCTGCTGCTAAAGAAAATATTCCTTCAGGTACTTTTAATACACCTGATGCAATACCAGCAGCGCCTGCTGTATACCAGCTAGTTTCATTATTTTCTTCTGCGGATAATAATGGGACAAGTTCAGCCACTTAGCCTCCTAGGCTCCGCCCAGATACTCAGGTGGATAAACGGGTTCTCCCATAAATTTTTCATCAACTACAGTTGGAGCGTCATCTGGAGCGAATGTAATTTCTGCTACAGAGTTAAATTCTCTAAAGAATAATTTACCACCTTGGTTCACTAGTTCTTTAATTTTACCATCGTAAGGATCAAAGAAAAATTTACCTGTGTGTTCTCTTAGCTTAGGCATTCTTTTTTTCATTGTTTTTTCATCACTTACATCAAAATCTAAAATACCTGCAAGTCTATTTCTACCAACTTTTTCTTGTAATTCTGCTTTTGTTCTTATTTGATAATCTGCAATACGTTGTGCTTCAGGTAAATCATAACCGTCATCAACAGCTTTTTCTAAAAACATATTTCTAAGCCCTTCGTCAGGATTAGTTGATGCTGCAATCTGTGCCAGTTTGTCTGCTTGTGTCATAGCTGATGTTGCAGCCGCTAAACCGATCTCTTGATCATAAGCTCCTCGTTGTGCCTTAGCGGTTTGATATCTTTGAAAAGGTTCTTTAGCTGCGCCTGCAGCTGTTGAGAAAATACTTCCTGTTGGTGGTGCCGATGCAACATTTAAACCAAAGTCAATTAAAAGATTTGCCATACTTGTATCTGGTCTCTGACCTGCCATGGCTTGTAATAATTCTTTTCTTCTTTGAGCGTCTTGAACCATATCTCCATTTTGATATCCTTGTCTCGGAACAACTCCGGACATGATACCTTGGGCGGTGTTACCACCTAATCTAAACATGGGTCTTCTTAAAACTCTTGTCATTATGCGCTTGGTACTCCTAAGTAAGGATTCATAATTCCACCCATTACTGAAGTCCATCCTAATGCTGTTTGTAAAGCTGAAGGCTCTTGTGTTTGTTGTGTTTGTACTTGTCCAGCGAATGGAGCTAATTGTCCAAGGCCTTGACCATAGACACCCATTCTTTGATAAGGTTCCATCGCTCCCATCTGTGCCGCTTGTTGTTGTGCATTTAATACATTCTGTGCTTGTTGTTGTTGAATGCCACCAATTTGACTTAGCGTTCCTATATCACCACCTGCTAATTGAGGAGCAAGTTGTGCCAGTCCTTGTTGGTAAGTTCCCATTCCTAATTGACCTTGAGCGAGTCCTGCTTGTGCTCCGCCCATGGTAAGTTGATTCATTAAATCTTGTTGTCTTGCTTGTTGCCCGACGCCGTATCCTTGTTGCAACATTCCTGCTTGAAGGAGCGCTCTATTTCTATCGGACTGTGTTTGGTATTCTGCGAGCTGGACACCTTCTCTGCCACCGCCATAACCACCAAGTGCTACCGCTTGATCAGATATTCCTTGTTGTCTTGCTGCCGCCTGTCTATCGAATTCTGCTAATGAAGTATCAATAACTTGTTGTTGATAGGGAGACATGTAAGAAGCAATTGATCCTGCCCCCGTACCTGCACCCGTACCTGTTAAAGCTCCTGCTGCACTAATGTAAGGAGACACTCCACCTAATGTTGAGATGGCTTGTGTTCCTTGCGTTGCTGCCTGAGTAAGGTAGGGTGAGTAAGCTCCAACGCCAGATGAGGCTAGCGATGCTGCTTGTGTTTGTAAGGGATCTTGTCCTGCAACTTGAGGTGCAAATGTTGATGTGTCTAAAGGAATAGCCGTTAGTCCTGCTAACTGCTGTCCGTAGTCTTGTCCTAATTGGTTAATGTATTGTTGTGGTAAATTCTGTTGTTGTAAAACTGCCATTATACTTTTCCGCCTCTGTTAAATCTTCTCATACCTGCGAGTAATTCTTTTTGTTTGTTTAATTTAATTTCCTTACCGTTAACTCTTTTCCTTTTAAGTAATTCTTTTGGTATTTCTACTTGTTTGTTTAATTTAATTTCTTTTTCTGCCATTATATAATCCTATTCTGTAATCTTTGTGTATTTGCGAACATTTCTTGTGCGCCTTCTAACCCTTGAGAGTCTTCAGAAACTTCGCCGCCGGCTTCTAAATGATTCATCATATTTTCCATGACTTCTGCGCCAGCATCGATGTCACCACCGCCTGCTGATCTAACTGCGTCTGCAGTAAATACAAATTCGTTTTTACTTAATCTAGCTGGTACATCATCTGCTTTCTCTTGTCCACCTATTGGCACAAATCCGCCTTCTTGTCTATAATCTTTTTCCATGCCACCAAGATTCATAAGTCCGCCTTCGTCAGCTCCAATTCTTCCGCCTTGAGCGTTGCCTTTCATCATTGCTTTCATCCATCCGTCTGCAAATTCTTCTAAGGATAAAGTACCACCTTGTTCTTTGTAAGTTCTCCAAGCGTCCGTTAAAGCTTTCTCATAAATTCCACCTTTTGCATACCCAATCCTTCCGCCATCAGCTGCCATAGCCATTGTATCGACATACTGTTCTTTTGGTTTGAATCTTAAATTTGGATCATCAAATGCTTCTTGACCTGATTGTGGAATGTTTACACTAAGTTGTGGAGGCATCTTGTCATCTGAACGTGTTAAATAATCTGCGGCTCCGATAGCTGAACCGATTGCTAGAGGTTCTTTCCATCTAATTGGATATCTGCCTGAAGCATCTGGTGTTACATCAGGTGAGTCAGGACTTACAATTTTTCTTATAGTATTTTGAGCTGCGTTTTGAGCTGCTTGTTTTGCATAATCTGTAAATTGTTTTAATGTTCCTCCTGTTTGTCCTGGAAGTGTAGTATAATCTGGAAGTATACCAGCTATTTTTTGAAGAGCTGTGGATCTTCCACCTTGTTGTGCCATAACATCTTTTGCTAATTGATCTAAACCACCTGGTAATGGATTAGATGTAATATCTTGATACCTAAAAGGTAAATTATCTCCAAGAACTGTATTAAATTGTGTGTCTCCAGGCATAATTCCGCCTAATACATTTCCTAACCAATTCTGTCCCATGCCTTTTGTATCTAGTCCTGGAATACTAGGAAGTCCCCATTGATTTAAAGCGGCACCACCTAATAAAGCTGTCATAGCTGGATTGTCTTTAACTAAATCGATAACAGGATCGACTATTTTTTCTTTAATGGGATCTTTAATTTTTTCTTGAAACCAGCTTCCGAGTCCGTATTTCATACGACCATCGAGGCCTGCGATACCACCGTAAGCCATTTGGTTTCTACGTCTTTGAGTATACGTTCCTCTTTGAGTTTGATCTCCAGAAAGTCTAAGGTCTGGTGCGCCTGCGTTTAATGTCGGTATTCCTGATAATTTATTCATAATTTTGCAATGTTGTTAATTTGTATTAAAGGCAGGGATTTCACCTGAGTTTACATTATTACTTAATTTGTCGTAATAAATCAAGACTATGTTGTAACATCACGCTTTTTAATTTCAAGCGCAGAAAGTACCACATGTAGCCTATTGGCAGTAGCTGCAGTAACCTTAACGATTTCGCTCTCCTGAACGACTAAAGGTGCTGACAGCAATTCTGATGTTCCACTGGCCGAGATGGCTTTAACATTAAAAAGGCTAAAAACAGCCTCGTCCGTGTCTGTTATTGTTACGGTAATGGTATCAGCATTACCTGAATCTTCTGATACTAATATGGACTTAATCACAGCCGTCGTTGCAGTCGGGACCGTATAAAGGGTCGTTGCTGACGTGCTGGTTAAATCCTTCTTTTTATTTACAAATGTATTTGCCATTATGCTAAATAGAAGTTTACGGCTTCTAATTCATCTTTTAAATCTTGTTGAAACGTTGAGTTTAATTTATGTACGATACTATCCACATCTCTAACGAATGATTGTTGAAGCTGTTGATCGTATTGTTCTCCGGGTTGTGTTAGTGCCTGTACAATTCTAGCCAATGTCTCTGCTCCTTCCGCCTAAGGCTTTATCAATTCTTCCGCCATAAGCAACTTCCATTGGATCTACTAGAAATTTACTAATTTGTTCTATGTAATTTAGAAGATTATTTCTTTGTTGTTCTGTTAATTCTTTTCCTTGGTAGGAACCTTGATCTAAAATACCTTGTACCATATTACGTCTTCTTCGGTATTCGTCTCGTGGATCTGTAGTTAAATGTTGTCCAGTAAATTTTTTAATATTTTCAGTCACTACATCCTCGCCGCCAGTAACCGCTTGTTGAATACCATCTCCATCTCTAGTGTCTCTGCTAACGAGTTCCTTTGTAGCTTCTTCTTGTGTATCAGTCTTTGGCCCTGTGTATTTAAATTTAGACGTCAATTTAGCTTTTGCTCCAGGTGCAAATTTATCTAGTAACCAACTTCCTACTCCTACATAAGGGTTGTATTTAGCTAATCCTAATGCTTGCATCGTTTTTTGTTGTGCTAAATTTTTAGCTATTTGCGTAGCTTTCTCTTTTACTGTTCCCATGATTCCTGTTCTAGGTTTTTCCACAACGGGTTGTGGTCTAAAAAATTGACCATAGTCTGGGTCTTGTTGTTTTTGTCTAAGGTCAGTTGCAATTTCTTGTTTTCTTAATGCTTCTTGAAATCCTACGTCAATTGGTTCTTGAACTAAGTCGTCGTAATCACCTGTTTGATAACGACCTTTAATATCAACTCGTCCAGGTGAAATAATATTTTGTCGATATGGATCTAATGTAACTGGACCAGTTGTTCCTGGAATTAATTCTGGTCCTTTAATAGGAACATCAACCGTTGTCGGTTGTGTCATTAATCTTCTAGCTTCTGCAAGTTGATTTGATCGTTCGGCTTCACGTTGGTTAGATTCTGCTTGTGCTATTGTCGCTCGCATTTCTCTTTCTGCAGCAGCTTTTTGTTCGGCAGCTCTGTTTGCAGCAGCCGCAGCTTGTGCAGCAGCAGCTTGTGCAGCATGTTGCTGTCCTCCTCTATCGTGGCTTGGTGCTGGTTTACTTGGTGCTGGAGCTGGTCTACTTGGTGGACTATGGTGACCGCCACCTCCGCCTGGAGGTCCACCTCTTGAAGGTGAGGGTGCATCCCTATGTCCAGGTGGTTGATATTTTGGTCTTCGACCATCTGATCTTCGACCCACTAATAAATCTCTAGAATGATGGGGCTGTAATCTAATATTCTTTTCTATCATTATCTTCGTCCATCCGGTTGAATATCTAATCTGAAAGTTCCAAGCTTCCAGTGTTGTGTAGTACTTGTATTATCTACTTTTAAAGCTATAGCACGTGCGCGCGCTCTTGTATCTATTTTTGTTGTACTTGTTGTCGTTGTAAAAGGTCCTAAGGATGAACTCGCTTCAGAATCCGTTGGATAATTTTTTAAGTTTAAGGTTACTCTTGTATCCCCTGTTTGACTTAAAAAGTCAGGAATCACTCTTCTAATTTTCATCATAAACTCACCATCTCCAGCTAATCCTCTTTGATCAAGATCAAAATCTCCTGATTGAATACTTGCTGCAATGCCTGTTGTTGCTCCTGCTTTAATTTGATTGGTCCCTGTTTCGTGTTCAAAGTATGTTGTGACACCATCGGTATTACCAATCGTTGCGTCACTCGTTGCTGATGAATCATATTCAGTTCCATGAGGTTTACCAAAAATTGCAGAATCCGCCCATGTCGATCTTGATAAAGAACTTGTTGTCCAAATCGGTCTTTCAGATGTTGAATCCATATAGTTATAAGTCACTGATCTGTTATTCGATGCAGCACCACTACCAGGATAGAACCAAGTCACTTCACCAAACAAATTGTTTAGTCCTGCGAAGATATGATTTTTAGGAACGGTATTAATGTCATCATAAACATAATCTTCAACCAAACACGCTAAAGATTCTAGTTTACCAGTATATCTAAAGAAACCATTTTCAGACATCCAATAGGCATTACCATCGACTTCCACCGCTGCATTCTTTCCAATCAATCCACAATTTGTACCTACTTGCTGGAATGAAAATACGAAAGGTGCTCCTACGAATCTCATAACGAATAAAGAAGTATCCGTCCAAATGTAAGTCGCATCACGACCTCTGATCGCTGCTACAATTCTCGTTCCATCCGCTAACCTTTGTGTACCTGCGGTATTGGTTGCTGAAGGAGCGTATGAAGTTGAAGCATCAATGCTCTCTTGATCGGACCATCTAATATACATATCGTCTTGTGTTGATGTTGTTCCAATCGTTGTTTCTGTTCCAAAAAATACTAAGTGACGATCGGGTGTTGATACTAAAGTTTCAATTGCTGCCGTCGGTGCATTCGCCAAAATCGTAGCTCGTGTGGATGTGGCGCTGTCCGCGTCTGAATCCCATTCAAACGTTGCACCATCTGTAATCGTTGCAATAAGTTTATTTCCATAATTATCTAAAGACCATACACCAGGAGCCGTTACAATATCTCCTGTTTGTGATGCACCCCACTTGGTATAATCTGATGCATCTTTAACCGTTGCTCCATCAGAATGTGATGCTGCGGTTGTGTTATCTGATCCTCTTGTAAGTCCTGATAAAGTTTCTGTCCCTGCAGTATTAGATGTATAAGCAATACGCTCATCATCTATGACTACGGTTCCTGAAGCCGGGAAAGAAGCCGAATCATCTAAGACAATGCTTGATGAACCACTTGTTAAGGCTCCATCTAATGTTGATGATCCTACGCCTAATTTAATACCTCCCCAAAGTCCTAATCCAAAACCAGCAGCTGATTCTTCAACGGCAGGTCCTATGGAATAATAATGTCTAACTCTTATGCTTCCAGATGTGGATGCTCCGGATCCTGATTCCGCTGACCCCATCGTGATCGTAATCGTTGAGGCGGTTGGTACGGTAGTGACCATAAAGTTCTCATCATTAAAATTAGAAGCACCAAAATCAGAATCGGTAATAGTGTCCCAATTATCAAGAAGAACAATATCCCCTTTATTAATACCATGAGAGCTCGCAAACGTGATCGTAACAGAGGTTGATCCATTGGTTGTTGTAAATGCATTAGATAAACTATTCGTACTTTTAATAGGAGTTATATCATAAAAAGCTCCTCCAGAATAGACGTATAAAATTCTATTTGTTCCTAATGCTGAATATTTAATACCACTGGCATTGACAAACTGGTGCAGAGCCACAGTTCTTCCCGTTAAAGTAATACTTCCTAATTGAGACCAGCCTCCTATCTTTTCAGGAGAGCCATAACGAAACCGTACATAGTCACCACTTACCCACTGCATTTCGCCGCCGGTAGCGGTAACTTGTTTATTGAATCCAGGTGCAAAATTTAATTTTTGTAACATAATTATTTAACTTGCGTTACAAGGTACTCCTTCTGAATTGACGAAAGGTGCTTCTGCGAAAGCCATGTAGACGTACTCATCTGTTGAACCATTAAAACCATCTGCAGTACCTCTACATTTAAAACCATTTGATACAAAATCAACAAATACCAATGTCTGGTCTGCGGTAGTATTATCTGCTGATAAATATTTATCTATAGGGTTATACGTATTTCTTTTATTATCTAACAAATACCAACTTTGTGAACCATTAGTTCTTTTTATGAAAACCCAAGCTGGTTTAAATCCTGTATAGACAAATGGTCCATCGGCATTTCCATTTCCAGTGTATGATCCAAACTTGCTGAAGCCTTGTACCTCAGCAAACGCATAACCTACATAAGTTGCAGTATTGGTATTAATATCTCCACCAGCATCAACAAACGTAACAAGAGTACTTGCAAGAGAAACTTCTTTAGAAGAGGAGTCTGTCATAGCAGCGTCTCCTGCTAATTCCAGAACACTACCATCAGCAGCAAAAGATGGATGATTTGGATAACCAAACATAACCCAAGAGTTTGCAGCACTTCTAGATTTAAATATTGCTATTTTAGGTGCTACGCTTAATCCGTGTGCAACAGTATTACCGTCTGTACCATCACCTGTGTAAGTAAAAATACTAAATCCAGCAGTTGTATTAGCACTTACAGTAGATGTAATATCACCAGAAGTATCTGACGAACCTGCTCCATTAGCTTTCCAGCACCAAGCTACAAGAGTATGTGTATTTGTATTTACATCAGTTTCGTCAGTAGAAAGTGTAAAGCCATCACTGTCAAAACTATCAAAAAAGCTATTATCATATTCTGCATTTGTATTATTTGTTCTTAGACTTTTATCATTTCCTCTAACTGCATCTTGAAGTGCGTGTGATGCCCCATTACTTCTATTTTTTATCCAAACGAAATCTGGTTGCATATTAGTATCACCATCTAAAGTAATAGCATTTGTGCTTGAATTTCCAGTATAGAGAACAACTTGAAAATGTGCTTCAGGATCGTCTATTGTTGTATAAGCCATTATCCAAACTCCGCGAGGTTTTTAGTATTTAATGCGTAAAATCCACTTGGGACCGCATATTCAAAATTTCCATATCCATTTGCATCTTCGTTTCCTGATGAAATAGCTCTTGCAGGACTTCCAAAATTTGCCCAGCAAATACATCCTTCTCCACCACAACCTAAAAAATGATCTGTTCCAGCAGTAACTGTTGTGTCATGATTGCTTGCATCCAAGGTTGAACTAATGGATGCAGAACCATTGGACCATTCATCATTTTTTCCAAACCAAACTTTTCCATTATCTAAATCTATTGCCATTTTTATAATATCTCCA